TCACCTACGCCATAATCGGGGTCTTGGGTTACGTCTAGTCGTTGCACCGTCTCGCCTCCTCGCTTGCGGCCGCTCCTGTCACGGCCTGTACTCATAGTGTACACCCTAGCCGTACAGATTGCAAGCGATTCGAGAACTAACTTTGGAACTATTTTCCCGCGCTCCTTGCGCCCTGTATAGGGAGGGCGTACAATGACGGTATGAACGCACTACAGAAGCGTGCAATCCGTGACCGTTGGGGGTCAGTTCGGCTCAATGAGATGGTGGTGCTCGACCGCTGGTCGGGCCATTATGGCCGGGCCTCGATGATGGGTGCCCAGCGCCACCTACGCCGGGCGGGCATCGTGCTGTTCTGGCGCGGGATAGCGCCGCCGTTCGTGCGGCTCGCGGAATGGCTGGCGAAATGGTTGGAGCCTACGAAATCATGAGCGCACCGCAGTGGGCATGGTGGATATTGCGTATTCTGCTTGCATTGAGCTTCGGGGCAACGACGGGGGCGATATGGCCATGGGCGGGTCTGGCCTTTGCGCTATTCGCAGTTATCTGGATGGTCAACTGGGCTGTGGCATTGGCGCTACACGGCCTCTTGGTGCCGCCAGATGCGCCGTAAAAGGAAGCAATTATGAGCGCGCTCGGCACCCTGATCCGCGACCAGCGCAACCAGCGCGGCCTATCGCTCCGGGCCTTGGCCTCGGCGGCCGGCCTCAGCCCCATGGCCATCTCGGACATCGAACGCGGCGCCTGCAACCGCCCGATGCAAGCAACGCTGGAAGCCCTGGCGCGGGTGCTCGACCTCGACATGGCCGACCTCGCGGCGGCAGCCTACGGGCTGGTCCCGGCGCAGCCGGAGCCGGAACAGGCCGTGAAAGATGTCGAGGCCATCCTGGCTGCGACCGGACGGTAGGCCGTGCAGGTGCGTGACCGGATACGGGAGCTCCGCCGGGTCAAGGCGAGCGAGCTGATCCCCCATCCTCGCAACTGGCGCGTTCATCCGGAATTGCAGCGTGCAGCATTGCGCGGGGTGCTGGCGGAACTGGGCTACGCTGATGCCTTGTTGGCGCGGGAGACGCCGGACGGGCTCATGATCATCGATGGCCACCTACGGGCCGAGACGACGCCGGACATGGAGGTGCCCGTGCTGGTGCTCGACGTGACGGAGGAAGAGGCGGACAAGATACTGGTGACGCTCGACCCGCTGGCGGGGATGGCGACGGCGAACACTGAGGCGCTAGAGAGCCTGCTGGCGTCGGTGCTGACCGAGAGCGAGGCGGTAGCGGCGCTGCTCAAAGGACTCGCTGAGGCGAACCCGCTACCGCCCACCGAAGGGCTTGACCGATCCCGACGCCCTGCCGGAGCCGGGCGAGCCCGTCACGCAGCCCGGCGATCTGTGGCTGCTGGGCGATCACCGGCTGCTGTGCGGCGACGCGACGAAGGCGGATGATGTCGAGCGGCTGATGGACGGAGTTGTCCCTCACTTGTGCGTGACCGACCCGCCCTATGGTGTGGAGTACGATCCTGGGTGGCGGAATGAAGCTGCTGCAAAGGGGTACCTCGCCTACGCGCCTAGGCGCGTAGGCCCTGTCTTGAATGATGAACGCGCCGACTGGCGCGAGACGTGGGCGCTCTTCCCTGGCGATGTAATCTACTCGTGGCACCCGCCGGGTGCCACGAGTCTTGTCCACGCTGCGGCGCTCCAAGACTCGGGGTTCGCCCTGCGGATGCAGATCATCTGGGCGAAGTCGCACTTTCCCATCGGGCGCGGCGATTATCACGTCCGGCATGAGCCCTGTTGGTACGCCGTGCGCGAAGGCAGGGCGGCGCGGCGAACCGATGACCGCACGCAGACGACGCTTTGGGAAATCAACCTCGACAAGAACGTCGAGGGCGGGCATTCGACCCAGAAGCCAGTCGAGTGCATGGAGCGCCCGATCCGCAACCACGATGCAGCGGAGGTCTACGACCCCTTCCTCGGCTCCGGCACGACCATGATCGCCTGCGAGCGCCAGGGCCGCCGCTGCTACGCGATGGAGATCGAGCCCCGCTATGTGGACGTGGCCGTGCGGCGCTGGGAGGAGTACACGGGCCGGAAGGCAGTGCTCGCCGACCATGCGGGAGAGGGCGGGGCAGCAGCGACCCCGGCGCTCCACAGGGCATGAGGGCTGAGCGATGCCACGGCTCCTAGCGCCCGAAGGCATGAAGCCCGCGCTCCTGGAGGCGCTGCGGCAGGTTGCCGCAGTAAGGCAGTTGCAAGGGGATCGCCGCCAGGAAGAGCGACACACCATGGCGGCATCGTTCCTCGGCTTCCTCCCCTACTGGCAGTTTGTCAACCGTGACACCGGGGAAGTGCTCGCCTTCGGTGATCCCCAGACGGGCGAGCTTGCGCTGTGGGAAGGCCAGCAGCACTTCGCCGACCACATGGTAGAGCACCCCTGGATATATGCGCTGAAGGCCGGCAAGCTGGGGTTCACGGAGCTGGAGTGCGCGTATGACGCCTGGGTGCTCCTGTTTCTAGGGCAGAATGCCCGCGTCCATCTCTTCTCCCTGTCGGGCAGGGCGTCGCAGGAGCTCCTCAAGATCGTCCGGTTCGGCCTCGACCACCTGCCACGCTGGCTACGACCGCAGTACCTGATAGACGAGGCCGGCGGAAAGACTTCTACCTCGCTACGGTTCCGGGTCGCGGAGGATGACGAGCGGACGCTGGTGTCCTATGCGGCTACGCCGGACGTCTCCATCGACATGGTGTGCCACCATGCCCACGTAGACGAGCTGGCGCGGATGCCCTTCGCGCGGGCGACATTCGCCGCTATCTATTCCACGGTGGCCCCCGAAGGGAGCTGCCATGTTCTGACCAGGGGCAAAGGGGAGGGCGGTTATGCGGCTGAGCTCTGGCGGACATCCATGGCAGGTACGCATCGGCTCGTGCCGTTTTTCACGCCCTGGTCAGGTCGCCCGGATCGTGACCTCGCATGGTACAAGGACCGGGAGGCGGAGTTGCTGCGGCAGGACCTGCACCACTTCGCGCCGGAGACTCCTGAGGATGCACTCGCAGGCGATGACCAGTCGGAGTACCTGCCGATTGAGCTGTGGGACCGCTGCCGCGATACGGCGCTGGAAGCGCTCATGCCGGGCTCGCGGGAGATCGCCGTCTTGGGCGTCGACGCCGGGATCAAGAACGACTGCACAGGCATCGTCCTGGTGACGCGGCACCCGCAGCAACACGAGAACGTAGCGGTTCGGGGCGTGAGGCTGTGGCGTCCCGAAGGCGGCAATGAGGTAGACTTGGACGAAGTGGAGTCATTCATCAAGGCGGTCTGCCTCGGCGGCTGTGCCGCCGGCCACTACAAGGAGGACAGGCTGCGAACCCTGGAACCTGCGTTCACCGCCGCTTGCGGCGCTTGTCATCCCGATGGCGGGGAGTTCGCGGCGGTGCCGCCCTACTCAATCTATGAGGTTGCCTACGACCCATGGCAGATGGAGAATTCGGCCCAGCGCCTGCGTGCCCTTGGCATCAACATGCAGCCGTTCGACCAGGGAAAGGCGCGGGCGATAGCAGACAGCGAGTTCCGCGATCTGGTGGTCAACCGAAGGATCGCGCATGATGGGAATGAGCTACTGCGGAGCCACGTCAGCAATGCAGCCGCCGTACTCGACCGTGAGGAGCATAAGCTGCGGGTCGTGAAGAAGAGCCCCGCGAAGAAAGTAGACTTGCTGGTCGCGGCCGTGGAGGCTACGAACAGATGTCTGGCACTCTACCTCTAGTGGCCAAGGGGGTCTCGTGATGGTCAACAACGGCGAAACACCGGGGGCTATCGGGGAGAAGGGGATAGACGAACGGGCGCTGGCAGCGAGCGTTGTTGATATCCCCGGGGCAAGCGCGGGCCTGCCGGCTACATCGGCGCTCCTCTGGTTCGTCGCCTCAGTGGCCGATGACATCCCGGCATGGGGTACGGCGCCGAAGGCGCGGGATGCGAAGCTTCGGGACTTCATCGGGAAGGAATCGCTGTTCGCGTCGGCGCTTGGCGTTATCGCTGCCCGCAACTCCGGCTTCCGCTGGAAGCTCCAGGGGCCGTCCCGAACGGTAGCCGCTGCGAAAGACATCCTTGACAATGCGGAGCAAGGGCGGGGCTTCGAGCATCTGGTACGAAAGGTCACAGTGGACCTGTCGACGCAGGACAACGGGGCATTCATCGAGATAGCCCGCTATGGCGACACCCCGAATGCGCCCCTCGCCGGGCTCAACCACCTGGATGCCGCGAGGTGCTACCATACCGGCAACCCGCTCAAGCCGGTGCTCTACCTCGACCGCAACAGCAAGCACCACCTGCTCGACTGGTGGAACGTGGTCGAGCTGTCGGAAATCCCCACGCCCATCGAGGGCATGTACGGCTTCCAGTATTGCGCGCTGACGCGGCTCTTGCTGGCCGCCCAAATCCTGCGCAACATCGCGATCTACAAACTGGAGAAGACCGGGGGACGTCACAACCGCGCCATTCACATCCTCGGCGGCATCACCAAGTTGGAGATTGAGGCGGCCGTCGAGCAGTACAAGGTGTTCGCGGACGCGCAGGGGTTGACACGGTACACGAACCCGATCATGATCGGCGCGGCAGACCCCAAGGCGCAGGTGAGCAAGGAGACCATCGAACTCGCCTCGCTGCCCGATGGGTTTGACGAAGAGCAGACCTTCAAGGAATACCGGATACAGATCGCGATGGCGTTCCAGGCGGATTATCAGGACTTCGCGCCGCTCCCGGGCGGCAACTTGGGGACGAGCGCGCAGAGCCAGATGCTGCACATGAAGGCGCGGGGGAAGGGCGCCGCGCTGTTCATGGGGCTCGTGGCGCGGGCGATGAATACCTACGTGCTGCCGCGCAACGTGGAGTTTGTGTACGAGGAACAGGACATCGAGGCGGAGAAGGAAGCCGCTGAAATCAGGAAGGTGCGCGTCGAAACCCGCAAGATGCAGGTGGAACTGGGCGAGATCACGCCGGAGGAATCGCGCCAGATGGCCCTTGACGCAGGCGACATCCCGGCGGATGTCTTCGAGGCATCCGGCAGCGTCGACGTTACCGAGGATGTGGAGATCGCGGCGCACGAGCGCACCGACCGGAAGGACACAGCCGTTGCTCCGTCTTGGATCGCGCGCCCGCGCTGGTACGACCAGTAAGGGCAAGGAATACACGGGCACGGGCGGAATGGTGGCCTGGGTGCCACCGAGGGCGCTTGCGGAACGCTTGGTCCTTCCGGGGAAGGACGGCGAGGCGGTCGAGGACTTGCACCTGACGTTGTGCTTCTTCCCGGACTTCACGGTCCTGGACGTGCGTGCCGTGGCGGAGGCTATGGAGCGCGTGAGCGTCGCTTTCGGGCCGCTACAGGGCGAAGTGTCCGGCGTGGGGCGCTTCAGTATCCCGGATGGCGATGCTGTCGTTGCACTCGTTGACGTGCCCGACCTTGGTATGCTGCGCGAAGCGCTGGTCTGGGAGTTGCGGCAGCGGGATGTAGAACCCGCCAACGACCACGGCTTCACTGCGCATATCACACTGGCCTATCTCGACCCGGGACGGCGGCGCATGCCGGTAGAGCGGATCGAGCCACACCCGATCACCATCGCGTCCTTGGTGCTCACCGGCCCTGACGGCAGCGTGGGTGAGATAGCGCTCGGCGGCGCGAAGGCCGAGAAGATCGCGGGCATTCCGGGTGAGTCCTACGAGGGCACCCCGCCCGCCGGGCCGTTCGCCGATGAGTGGCTGGAGACCGAAGCCGCGCATGCGAAGGTGCTCGCCAGAGCGATGGCGGCGCTCGGCCGTGCCGTCTTCAAGGAGCTACGGTCCGACCTGGCCCTGCGGCGCATCATTCAACAGAAGGATGTTGACGTACTCAATGACCCGGCTTTCTGGGATGCGGCGCGGCAGGCGAACTTCGCCCCTGTCTACACGTCGGCCTCCGAGATCCTGGCCAGCGGCACCGTACAGGCGGCCCGGCTCGGGCTGCCCATAAAGTTCGACCTGGTACACCAGCAGGCGCTGGCGCTTGCTAGGACCTACACGGATGCCTGGTGGGAGCAATTCGCCGGGACCACACAGGACAAGCTCCGGCGGGAACTCGGCTCATCGCCATGACCGAGACCACGCGGCTGTTCGCGCTGGGCAATGAAGCGGCCTATGCCGCGAGCGGCGTCGTGCATGAGAGCGAGTGGCGCACGGCGAACGATGAGCGGGTGTGCGAGGCATGCGCTGGACTGCTGGGTGAACGCTGGCCACTCGGCACCGGCGAGGTGCCGCCCAAACATCCTGGCTGTCGTTGCGTCCGCGCTCCCGTTGTCAATGCGAGAGCCCTGTTGCGTGAGGCGCAGATGGTTGCAGCCGGAGCGTGACGTGTGGTGCTTCCAGTTCCTCATCGCCAGCATGGTCGTTCACTTCCATGTTGTGCAGGGCCTCTGGCGCTACCTAGACCGTGATTATGACGACGAAGACGTGCTGCCCGTGACCCTGCGTACTCCGGTCACTATCTCCATGTGGAACCCGGCGATCCAGCAGCATGTGACTCACCAGTACCCGGAGGGGTATTGGCCGGAGAAGCGCCATGTCAGCGCAGGCTGAGTTGCACCCGATCAAGCCGAAGCGGGACCCGTTCCGGCATGTCCGCCCGGCAGTGAAAGGGGCGACGCTCCTGTTGCACGGGTTCCTGCTGGCGTCGCAGTCCGACCTGCAGCGCTACCCGCCGCAAGCGCCGGAGACGACGTACAAGCGGACACTCAAGCTCGGCCAGTTCTGGATCGTCAAGCCGCCGCGACCCAGGGGTAGGGACATCGTTGGGGCCATCGGCAACAAGCGGCCGTATGCGGTGTGGGTGCAGGGACCAACGACGGGGACGGGCAAGAAGCAGGTCAAGCGCATGAAGCAGATCGGCTGGCCGGACCTGACGACGGTGGGCAAGCGCCAGTGGCGGGTCTACAAGCCCATGATCATGCGTGTGTTCAAGAAGGCGCGGTAGCGTTGCGACCTCTTGGCAGCAGGGCCTTACGGGTCTATCATGTAGGCGTACTGGAATTGCGATGAGGAAGATGGAGGTATACAGATGATCAGCATAAAGGCAGTGCGGTTAAATGAGGCGGAAGCGGCGGATGTTTGGTATCCGGTACTAGCATGGGAACCTCGGGCGGCGACTACCTGGAGCCACTTCAGCAATGCTTACGTAGAAGGTGGCCCGAAATACCTCATCGGGGACACCGTTAAGGGGTCATCTTTCGAGTCCGGTGTGGCGGAGCACCT